GAACGCTATCAGCTGCGAGAGAACGCTCCCTGCTGGCAATCACGATTTTGCGCTTCTTCTCGGCCCATCCTGCCCAACTGGTCAAAATATCGAGATAGGCAATGTCTCGCTCGTCGTTCACGGAGCTATGCGCTAATGCCACACTACACGCTTTATAAGCCTGACACTGGCGAAGTTATTTTGCAGCTGGATTGTAGCGAGGAAGAACTACCCCTTAACCTCGCGCACTATCCTGGCCTCTCACATGTTGAAGGCTGGATAAATGGCTTTACCCATGACGTCGTCAATGGTCAGCCTGTACCGCATACGCGTAGGGCGTTCTTTGAACGATAGCCAAATAGGCTAGTGCTAGAGTAATGAATATGTTACCTGAAAAGGTAACTCATACAGAAGGAGAATTACGATATGGCTGGAACAACAACAGGCACGGGTACGGGTACCGGAACGGGTACGGGTGCAGGCACCACACCATCGGCGGCACCTGCCGCAAAGTGGGCACCTGACACTGGCCCGTTGTTTCAAGCTGCTGCGGCTACGGCTGGTGAAGTTACCGCCGGTAAGGCTGCGCCCGCTGCGTTTACTGCGGCAGTGACGGCTGAACAGACCGCTGGCACGGCGGCTGCAACTGCGCACGCTAAAGTTGAACCTAAGTTCGACAACGGAACCATTAATCAGAAGGCTTCGTAATGTCGCAGGCAAAACCTACTCCAAGATCGGAACCTAAACTTGACGCTGTTACAATGTCAGCAACTGAAATGGAAATAGCTGCGGGTAAAGCGGCTGTGGCGGCGGCGGAAGCCGCGCTTAACGCCGAGCAGACTGCTGGCACCAAGGCCAACGCTGCCTACGCATCTACTAAGCGAGATTAATAATGGCTCTTATACAACTCAACAGAACGAAAACTGGCGCGCGTCCGACAGAACTCGCTGATGGTGAGTTGTATATTGACCAGTATAACGGTCTTGTCTGGTGGGCTGACAGCACAGGTCGCCTGAGAAATGGTGCGCTTGGCGGTATGCCGTCAGGTACGCGTATGTTGTTTCAGCAATCATCAGCGCCTGTAGGTTGGACAAAGCTAACTACGCACAACAATAAGGCTCTCAGAGTTGTCTCTGGGGCCGTATCTTCTGGCGGCACGTTGGACTTTGACGCGGTGTTTAATCCGTCGAACGGTGGCACGATTGGAGCGACTGCGCTTACGATTGACCAGATACCATCACATAGCCATCCGCTTACAGATCCGGGTCATACGCATAACATCTTGAACACTGGCAATAACGCGAACGGTGGCGGTCACGGTTGGCTGGTTAACCCGCAAATTGATACCGACCTGAAAACACTTTCATCTAAAACTGGTATTACAATGGGTGCGGTCGGTGGTGGACAGCCACACACCCACTCATTCCAGCTTGATATGGACGTGTCGTACGTTGACGTTATTTTGGCGTCTAAAGACTAATGGAATTAAAGCCCGGCAAGTTTTGTCCTTTAATTAAAAAGGACTGCATACAACTCCAGTGCAGCTGGTTTATTCAGGTGCGCGGAACAAACCCGCAGACAGGTAAAGAAGTAGACGAGTGGGGTTGCTCAATTTCGTGGTTACCAGTTTTGTTAATTGAAAATTCTCAGCAGACGCGTCAGGTCGGCGCTGCGGTTGAAAGTTTTAGAAACGAAACTGTGATGGTGAACTCAGCAATTCAATTTGTTTCCGACGCGGTAAATGGGGCAGAGGTCAAGACTATAGGTCATAAGGGAGAGTAAGGTGGCGGCAATACTACTCCAAGATTTTAAGGGGATGATACCCCTTCGCGCCAATACGCTTCTCCCTGAGACAAATGCCGCATACGCGCAGAACGCTTGGCTTGCACACGGCGACATCCGTGGCTTTAGAAAACCAGAAGCAATTCACGACATAGAAGACGTGCGCAATACTCGCGCTATCTATCGTGTACCTAACCCATACCAGCCAGTAGATAGTATGGAAGGTAGCTTGTGGTTGGAGTTAAACGACGAATACACGCAAGTGTTTCGGTCGCCTATCGTTGATGATAAATATCATCGCTATTATTTCTTCGGCCCAACTATCCCCCCGACATACAACACATACGACAGGTTAGTCGCTGGTGAGCCTGACTTTCTCTTAGGCGTCCCGGCACCTGACAAAGCACCTAAAGTAGTTGCGACAGCAAAAGCCCCCGCAGTATTTAGCTCCACGAAGTCATACATCAAAGATGATTTCGTGACGTATGGTGGTCGAGTTTATAAAGCCATACTAGAAGTTGCCGCTGGCGCGTGGGACGTATCAAAGTGGGTAGAAGTCCAAGAGACGCCGCCAACAGCGCCAGATTTTTCTTCTGATAAGGCGTACACTACTGGAGATATGGTCACTTATAAGGGCCAATTTTTCCGAGCTAACACGACTACGACAAAGGCTTGGGACGCCACGAAGTGGACTGAAGATACAACCGCTCCGTATGCGCCACCGTGGAACGCTGATAGTAGTTACGCTGCTGGCGACCTCGTCGCTTACAACGGTAAATTTTATAAAGCTAATATCGCTGTATCCGCCGGTTGGACCGCTTCTCAGTGGACGTTGGTCTCTATTGAGAGTAAGCGCGGCGTTCTTGTTACACGCGCTTACGTGACCACCTACGTTACCGAGTATGGTGAGGAGAGCGCGCCGAGCCCGCCCACTGTCGTTGTTGGTTATTCACATGACGTATGGACGGTAACAGTAGATCCCCCCGACGGGTCTATAACAAACAGTCGCAACATAACGCATGAACGCATTTACCGAACCATTGCTGACGGCGCTGGTGGTGCCAATTATTATATGGTTACCGAGGTTCCAACCACGACGACAGTATTTGTTGATACAACATTAGATGAAAAAATAACTGGCTCGACGCAGCTTGCATCAACAAACTGGAATACGCCGCCGAGTGATTTTCAAGGCGCGATTGTTCTTCCAAACGGTATCATCGCGGCATGGCGTGACGACCACGAGATATGGTTCTCTGAGCCTTACCGCCCACACACGTTTCCAAGTGTCTATACAATCGCGGTACCATTTCCGATTGTTGGATTTGGTCGCGCAGCGCAGAACCTTGTTGTGCTCACCAAGGGCAATCCCACCGTCGTGACGGGCATCCATCCATCCACGATGGCGATGACGGCGCTTGCAATTAAAGAGCCTTGCATTTCTCGGCGCTCTATTTTGAGCACAGAGGATGGCGTCTATTACGCTGCTCAGAACGGGCTCGTCCTCGTACAATACGGTATGGGCGCGGCGGAAATTATCACCAAGCAATTATTTACCCGACAGGAATGGATTGCACTCCAGCCGCATTTATTGATGGCTGTGCGCGTGCCTGGGGCGTATTTGGCCTTCGTTCAGCGCGGCGTATTAATTGCTGGCGAGGTCTATGACGGATCTATTGATCCGGGTTCTGACGGTTCGTTGCCGTCAGATGAAGATTACTACGATGGCGCGGTTGGTCCTGGCTCCGGCAGTAGTGAGCCTAGCGATGGTGTCTATCTTGACGGCCTTCATTCGCAGTTTGTGCCACACGCTGACCAGATGGATAATGGTTGCATCATTGGTGGGCCTGTCGCCAACACAAGCTATACGCGTATGAAGTTTGACGGGCTCGTTCAGCATATTTTCCAAGACGAATTTACTGGTGAAAACTTTGTTTTGTCTGGTGGAAAAATTTGGCATTGGGACCCGCCAGAGGGTATTTTCTTCAGACCTTGGCTGTGGCAGTCAAAAGTATTTCAGTTCCCCTACAAGCAAGCCTTTATGGCCTGTAAAGTATTTTTCCAAGTTCAAACCGAGTATATGCAACATGGCCCGTTCTTCCCTGGCCCTGTCCCGCACCGCTCCTTTCCCAACAAAGAAGACCATCTAAACGTCTATTTTAATCCTGACACCATGCTTCTTTTGTTGCGGTTACGCGCCGATGATCGCGTTGTCTTCACAAGAGAGATCAGAGAGTCCGGCGAACTCGTTATGCTACCAAGTGGGTTTAAAGCAGATCAGTGGCAACTTGAATTAGAGGGTATGGTGATCGTAACAAATATTCAGCTTGCTACGTCTGTAAAGGAACTCGCCCGTGGCTGATTACAAACCGCGTATCCCACCTATCCCAGAGCCTGCTGCGACTATAGAAAGTCTGTCACTTACTGTTCGCGCTCTCATGCACGCAATGGATATTATTGCTGCCAACGGCGCGGGCTCACTTAATCATCAAATATTTTGCCGCAAAGAAGAGTATGAAGCCCTTAAGGCAGATTTTGATGCTTACAGGAAAGCGCACCCTTGATCCAATTTGATGACAAACTGGCCGCACTAGCGATAGCAAAAGCTGCCGAGACGCAGCTGACGCCGTTTGCTATGTGTATTTCCTGGCATGATGCAGATGGTGCATTGGCAGGTGGCGCATTGTTTGACGGGTACAACGGCGCGTCTGTTCATACTCATGTCGCTGGCTTTGCGACGGGATGGTGTAAACCGGCGTGGCTCTACGCTGTGAGCGACTTTTGTTTTAACCATCTTAAGGTGAAACGGGTAATCGGTATCGTCTCGGTGCATAATTTAGAGGCCCTGCAATTTGACCTTAATTTTGGTTTTAAGCCTGAATTTGTGATAGATGAGTACTTTCCCACTGGCGCGGCCCAAGTGCTTACGCTTCGCCGCGAAGATTGCCGGTTTTTAGGCCCTGCTTACAAGCGAGCGTATGACCGTTTGAGAGATAAACACGCAGCCGCCCACGCGGCGTAAGTTACCTACGGAGCTAATGGTATGGGCGGTAAAGGTGGCGGTGGTTCCAACGGGAACGGCAACAATGAGATGATGGGCTTCGCAGCTATGATGGCTGCGGAAAAGCAATATCAGCTTGGTATGGAACAATTAAAATGGTCCAAAGAAGTCTACGCCAAGTATGAACCCTATATTCTTGACAGCACCAAACAACAGGTTGCTGACCAGCATTTTCAATCGGACATGTCTCGCGCTCAGTGGGACCAATATAATGATACTTATAAACCTATCGAAACTTCATTCGCCCGTGAGGCGTCCACTTGGGATACGCCAGAGCGCCAACAGGCCAATGCTGGTAAAGCGCAGGCGATGGTCGCCAGCCAATTTGAGCAAGCCCGGCAGGCTGCTTCTCAGCAATTAGAAAGTTTCGGTATTGACCCGAGCAGCACACGGTATGGTGCGCTCGACTTAGCCTCGCGTACGCAACAGGCATCGGCGCAGGCAGCGGCTGGCACAAAAGCCATTGACGATACTCAAATGCAGGGCATGGCGCTTAAATCGGGCGTTGTGAATACAGGTCGAGGGTTTCAAAATAATATTAATCAGACGACGGGTGTTGGTTCTTCGGCTGGCGCTGCGGGCGTTGGTGGCCTGACGAACTTCTTCCAGACCAGTTCAAACGCAATGACTGCGCCTGTGGCATGGTTTAACGCTGGCAACCAAGCACAGGGCAACGCAATTACAGCATTTAATAACTATACCAACAACGCCATTAAGCAGCAGCAGGCAAACACACAGTCTGCGTCTGCCGGTATGCAGGGCATACAGGGTATGCTTGGGTCTATTATGTCGCTCAATGAAGGTGGCGCTATTCCTGAAGACGGTATGCCCCCAAGCGATGCACCTATTGCTGGTGCCGGTATGGCGCAAGAAGGCGGGCATGTCCCACACGAAGCCAGCCCATCTAAGGGCGCTATCCCCGATGACGTTAATGCTCGATTAAGTCCGGGTGAATTCGTAATCCCCGCCGACGCGGTTAAGTGGCTCGGTGAGAAGCAAGTTTATTCAATGATCGACAAGGCCAAACAAGAGCGCGCACAAGTTGAAGCAACGACGGAGACAAGACCGTCAATGCAGCCGCCGCTCCCCGGCCCTCCGCAATTTGTATCGAAGTCAGGCCGTAGCGCCATTCCTGCTTGAGGTGAGTAATGGCGCTACCACGCAACGCTGAAGATCAAGGCCAATCCTATATTGAACTAACCGCAAAGGGTGCAGCGGAGGCGGCTGCACGCGCTCGGCAAAGTCATGAAGACGGTGCCGGTGGCGGTGGTAAAGATGGCGGTGCCGGTGGCGGTAAAAAGTCTGGTGGCAGTTCTGGTAAAGGCAAGAGTGACACGACATCGGCGTTAGAAAAAGCAATTCAAGCCGGGCGTGACGGATTTGATCCGAGTAAAGCGGTAATAAACCCTGCCGCTCCTTCGGCGGGTGGTTCTACAGGCGGCGGCGCTACGCAAGCGCATAAAATGATTATGGACGAGCTAATCAATCGTGGCGTTCGCCCTGAAGTGGCGGCGGGTGCGGTTGGTTCGCTAATGGGTGAAAGCGGGTCACGGTTAAATCCTGCCGCGTATAATCCTAATGATAACGGTTCACCATCGGGTGGTATCGCGCAGTGGCATAAAGAGCGCCTTGACGGCCTCTATAAGTTTGCTGGCACCAACGACATCAATAAAATTCCGTTAGAAACACAAGTTAAGTATCTGGGTCATGAGTTGGACACGACCCATAAGCATGTGCTCGAAGGGTTGCTGCAAGGTCGCACGGTTCAGGACGGGAATAGCATCTGGACGCGATCCTACGAAGTTCCAGCCAACGCAGATCATCAAGTTGAACTTCGCCAGAAGAACGGCGACAGTCTATGGAGTTCTTACTCCAATAATAGCTTCGCATCAGCGACACCGTCTGCGCCTGTTGGGGAAGCGGCACCGGGACAAATAAGATCAAACATCGCCGTAAACGGTCACACGTATGAGTTTGGTTCTGGTGGCGCAGGTCGCGGCGCTATCCCAGAAGGGCATTATCCGATCACACCTAATGAAATGGGTGCTTGGGGTCAGGCGCATGGCGCAATCGGTATTAACCACAACGCTATCTATGATAAAAATATTGGCGATTACCGCCGTGGCATTGAATTTCATTCCGCGACAAACGATAGATTAATTACGCAGGGCTGTATCTCTGTCGCTGGTGATAAGTGGCCGCAGTTTAAACAGGACGTGATGCAGGTTCTTAAAGAGAACGGCAAAGCGTACCTCCATGTCGATAAAAATGGTGCGAGCGTCACAGCGTTTCCTGACGCGAAGACGGCCTACACTGATGGTGCCGGTAAAGTTTCTATGCCATCCGCTGATGGCTCTGGGCACCAAGTTATTACGGCTGATTTAGCGAACAAAGAACTCAAAATAAATAGAGAAGCTATCCCATCGGCTGCTTCAATTAGAGAGAATACCGCTGGGTTGCCTGCCAATGCACGCAGCTTCGTAGATACATGGAACGGTGATGATATGGCAAAGGGTAAAAACAATATCCGTACGGATGATACGCGCTGGAATGATCCCGGTAAAGCCGAGAACGCGCGTAATAACCCAGCCAAACCAGATACGAGCGGTGTGCCGTTGCCGCCGTCTCGTCCCGAGGCCATCCCATCTATTGACCGTGGCCCAACAGCTGGCGCTGCCAGCATACCAAATCCCCGCGTCGATGCGCCAACGCCGCCAACGCGTCCTGAAAGTTTTGGCCCAAATCCTGCGCTGAACCAAGGAACGCCACAGCCCGTTAAGCCGGGCGTCTATGGCGGGGATATTCCGTCTACTCCTTACACGGGTGGACAGTGGACTGATCCCGGCCATTGGGAAAATCGTATGCGCAGCGAGACGGGTGCAATGGGCCATCGTCGTGATGGTCATTCGTTACCGCAAGGAACAGCTGTGCTTGGTATGCCGCAGGATGCAGGCCGCGCAAGTCAGTTTGAGCAGCAGCAATTAAGTTGGCAGAACGCCACAAAAGATAATCCTGCTGCCCAGCAAGATACCGCGATACCTCGCGTAGATGGTGGCCCAGCAGCTGGCGCTGCCAGTACGCCCACAGATCCAAACGGCGACGGCATCCCGACGATTTATCCAGATGAGACGCCAGACGTATTACGTACGGCCCCTAACGACGACAAGTTGTATATTGCTGCAAAAGACGTTCAAGATCCGATGTCGTTTCATCCAAACATGGGCCCGCCTATGCCGCATGAGCAAGGCCCGCCTATGCCTCCTGAGACACCGAAGGCTGTCCCAGATACCGCCGCAGCTAACCCGCCTCCACCCACGGCTGCTACCCCGCAACAACCCGCACAGCAAGACGCCGGTTCTATGGATTGGCTGTCGTCGCTGTTCAGCAACCCAGATAATCTAAATGATACAAGTGGAACTGACGCCGCTGGAGCAACTTCTGCACAAAGTAATGCTGGCGGTAATTCTGATTTTGGCGGCGGTTTCGACGCTATTGGTAGTGCGTTGGGCAGCTTCTTTGGAGGCTTCGCCAACGGTGGCCCGGTACCCGGGTTTGCTAAAGGCGGACTTGTTACTAAAGAAAACACAGGTCGCCCCGACCGTGTCGCATCGGCGCAACCCGGCGTTAGCCCAGCAACTGGCTCCCGTAATACAAACCCCGGTGGTGGGTACTCAGCGCGGCTTGCAATCTCCCCCGGCTACGCTCTTGGTGGCCCCGTCGACGACGACCCCTTCAGTAATTTCCTCTCGGGAGGAGACGCACCGCAGGCACCATCGGAGGAAGCGGCACCGACGCAGGTAGCGAGAGCCGAGCCCACCGCCCCGCAGGAAGCACCTCCAGCTTCGGTCACGCCAGCCATTCCAGAAGGCGGGTTTGACGAAGCGCCTATTGTTGGTCCAAGCAGTCAGGAAGCCAAGCGCCAAGCTGATTTAGAAAAATACGCTGAACATAGACGCATCGCTGCCAAAACAAAGCAGCCTAAGAATTTCAAAGAAATGCTTGCCGGTGCGCTCACGAACGCCATCAACGGTGTGGAGCAAGACTACGGCATCCACGCCGCAGGCACGCGTCGCAATGCGCAGCAAGGTCAAGCGGTACCGACAGACGGTAGCGGCGGCGATGATCTCATTACGGCGTTTGGGAACATGCTCGGTCTCGGCCCTGAGAAAGAAGCAGCGACACCTGAACAGGTTGCTGCACTCAGCAACGCTGTCGATCCAAACTATAAGCTCACGGAAGGTATACGCACGACGGCTGGCCTTGTTGCCGGTTACGAGCATCTCTTAGCGCAAGGTGACACAAAGGGCGCACAAGAAGTCGCACGGTCGATTATTTTCCATCAGCAAATGCTTGTATCGCGCTATGGCGACCAAGCCGTGGAGCTCTTGAAAAAGGGTGACACGGAAGGCGCTGTGACCGCACTGACTAAAGCGCAGCAGAATATCCCTGACGGCACCAACGTCAGCGCCAAGCCAACGGAAGATGGCGGCGCTATTGTCACGCACAAAGACGCTAGTGGCGAAGTTATCCAGAAAGTTCGTGTGACTGAGCAACAGCTACTCGGCGCTGCACTTGGTTTGAAGGACGGATCTGCATACTGGCAGTCGCTGACATCAGCTGCACAAGGTGGCACCAAGCTCAATATTTCGCAGCCAGATCCCGCGTATGAACAATACCAGCAGCGTCAGCCTACAGCGATTACACCGCCGGAAGATAATTCGCCTGAGTATGCGCTGCATAAGAGGGCGATTAATTATCTTGGCCCAATGCCGACGCTGCCGGGTAATTTCTCGCAGATGTCGAAAGAGCACCAAGACCAAGTTCGTAAGGGTGTTGCTGAAGAACGCGCTGCATGGACGACGCAATACACAAATATCATGAATTCTGGTCGCCAACAGGCTGGCTTTACGCATCAAGATACAAGCCGCGAAGATGGTCAGCAGTTCCAACAAGACCAACAGAAACGTACCTTCGATCACCAAGATAATAACAAGGTATCCACTGGCGGTTATGATAAAGCCGTCAATGGCGCGGTGACAAATATGTTCCCCGACTTAGACCCCGCCGACCCACGGGTGTCTAATATTTCAACAACGGCAACGAATATTCTTCACAATAATCCAGGCATGGCACCGGCTGATGCTGTAAAAAGCGCCACCGCTGTACTTGCTAATAAAGGCACATCAGTTCAGAAAGACGGTAAGACCGTTTATAAGTTACCAGATGGCAGGGAAATAATTTTACCGAGCGCGCCTACAGGTAACTCACCTATACCAGCCGCAACTCCAGCACCCGCTACAGGTACTTGGGGGAGACAATAAGTGTCTGACAATTACGACGATCTTTACCAGCAGGCGTTCAGCGGTAGCACGGCGGCACCCGACGCGCCCGCAGCGGATACGACTACATCGTTAAATTACGATGATCTATATTCGCAGGCTCATGGTGAGACCGTTAAACCGGCGTCCACGGATGGCGCGTCGTTTAGTGATTATGGATACGCAGGACTTGCCGGTGCCGGTGATGTTGGCGCTCGTATAGCTACATTAGGCCAGCGTGGCGCTGACGCCATTGGTTGGGAAGGCGCGTCGGACACATTCCGTCACATGGCGGTAAACTCGCAACGCAACGCTGACGCTGCGCGAACTCACCTGACTGAAGGCGGCAGAGCTATTGCCGACGCTGCGCTCATACCCGGTGAAGGTCAGTCGGGCGTTTTGACGCAGGCTTGGAATAACCCGATTGATACTGCTGTTATCAAGACAGCGCAGATGGCTCCCGGCGTTGCGCCGTATGTTCTCGCGCCAGAATTGGCTATCCCAATGGGTGCGGCTGACCAAGTATCTGGTTCACTGCAAGCCGCAGTTGGTAAGACAAACGAGATGACGGACGCGGAGCTCGCTGCTGCTAGTCCTCGTTTTGCTGAAATATTAAAGGCTACACCCGACCCTTACGCTGCTCGCGTGCAGTTTCGTAATGAACTCTACACAACGCCGCAGCTTCTTACCGAAGGTGCGCTTGGCGCAGTCATTGGTAAGGTCACGGGTAGCGCGATTAAGTCAGGCACGGGCGCACTTACTGGCGCTGTCGAGAAGGTCGGTGAGAAAGCCGCAACTGAAGCAGAGAAGTCTGCCCTGCGCGAGATTGGTGAGAACGCTGCCGCTAACGCTGTCGGTGGCGTTGCTTCTGATTACGCCTCTCAGAAATCTCAAGCTGTTCAAAAGGACGCGACCGGCACCGCTTCGTTCACGCCAGATATGGGCCAGCTTGCTACCGCTGGCGTAAATTCAGGCTTTGGAGGTGGCGTCTTTGCTGGCGCTCCCCACGCGATTGGCGCGGGCCGTAAGTATCTTGGTGGTAAGCCAGCGGCGGCTCCTGTAGTAAATACTACGGGTGTCGATCCTGCACAGACGGCGGCGCTTAACGCTTCTAATCCGCAGGCTATTCAGCCTACCGAACGCACAGTTACCGCAGGGGCTAATCCGCCACCACCAGCCGGTAAGAGCCAAATAACTGACGCGGTCAACAACCCTGTTACCGCAGGGGCTAATCCGCCACCACCGCCACAATCTGGCGGTCAGCCTGTTATGGGAGGCAATCCCGTAACTGGTGAAAAGAGATTGCCGCCAATTACGTCATGGGCTGAGTTACCTCCCGCCCCCACAGCGGCTCCTGCACCAGAAGCTGGCCCTATCGACGCTGGCCAGAATATTCCTGAAAAGCCAGAGACGGTTGCTGCGCAACAAGAGGCGCAGACCGAAGGCCGCAAGCCTGTTATCGGCTACCCGCCAGGGACAGAAATTCCTCCCGTAGCTGAAGGCTCCAAGCGCGTTGTTGTTAGTCTTGGGCGCGGCAAAGGTAGCATGACCTATGATGTCGCCAAAGACGCAGGGCTTACAACCAAAGCCATCCGCGAGGCGCATAAAGACGGTTCAATTTCTGGTTTGATGAACCCGGCGCACGCTGTTGCGTCAAAAGCGGACGTAGCCGCTGCCGCTGCACAGGGTGAACCTGTCGGTGCGGCTGTCACGCGCACACCCGAAGGAACTGAAGTTGAGGCATCAGCAGGTACTGCGGATACGCTCCCAGATCAAAAAGCGGCTATGGAAGCTGTCAAAGCTCCAGAGCAGACCGTCCGCATCGAACCGATTGAGCAGGTGCTGGCAGATCGTCAGGCCGACCCGGTTACCCCGACAGGTAAACCTGTAAAGCTAGAAGATACGCTTAACCGAGTAAAATATGCTGACGAAGCCCGCCGTGGCGTTCTGCCAGAAGCGGATGTGCCACCCACAGGTGCCGCACTCCGCGAGCGCGACGCCGTTCGTCAGGGTCAGCCATTTGAGCGCACTCCACACAACATAAATGATACGCAAGAACCAGCCGGTTTCTGGGATGGCATCAACGAGATCAATGTTGAGGACAAAGTTCCGTCAGACCAAGCCCTGACGCAGGTAGCTGAAGCTGTTGGTAAAGAAGCAGCTTATACGCGTCAGAAGCACAATCAGTCTCGCATGGGGACTTCTGAGCTTATCCGTGATGGTAAGCCGGTGGATCATCCAGACTACGGCACTCGGGATCGTCCGACTAAAATATCACGCAGCGTTGAGGCCAGAAAACCGGGTAACCGTGACAAGGCTGAAATTGCCGCGCGCAAGGCCAGCAACAACATCGCAGCTGAAATCGTCGCCAAGCATAAACTAACAGACGCAGACATCACCGCTGCCGTTACAAATAAAGAAGGCGTTAAAAACCTTCACAAAAAATTAGGCGCGATGCTGGACGAGGTTAATTCTCGGCTTGCGGCGCATAACGCCGAGCTAAACAAAGATAAAAAAATTGCTGAAGCCTACGCGAAGCATCAAACCAACACCGCCAAGAATAAGGGCGATTTCAAAAAGCACGCGTTTATTCCTGAGAGCCTTGCCGAAAACATCGGTGACGACATGTCGCCTAATGCAGCGATGCAGCTTATCGCTGAAGCCCGCCGCATTGCCCGCCGCCCGGTAAATAAGATCAACGACGAGGGGGTGATGAACTTCCTCGACCGCCACAACAGATTGCACGGTGGCGACCTCACAAAGATGAACTCCGAGGTTCAGGCGGACCGCATTAGTGAAGGAAATAATTACGCAGCAAGTAAGCACGCTTCCGAGGGTGGACTAGATAATCTTGCCGACACTAATCTGAACCCAGAAGAAGCTCTTATGCTCAAGCAGGAACTTGAGCGTCGTGGTGCCGTGACCGAGGAGCCTCCTGCTCCCGTTAGACCTCGCCCTACTAAGCCGGTTTCTGAGGCTGCTACTAAACCAGAGCCCAAGCCAGAACCTAAACCAGAGCCCAAGCCAGAACCTAAACCAGAACCTAAACCAGAGCCAAAGCCTGAGCCCAAGGTTGAGGAGCCAGCTGGAGAGGAAACTCCAGCCGAACGTATTGCTCGTCTGAAAAAAGAAGCCGCCGCTAAATATTTGAACCCAGAGTTCGAGAAGCAGCAAGCAGCGCGCAACGAAGCGGTCAAGGCTTCTAAAGAAGCCGAGCGCCTCGGCGTCACCGAAGCAAAGGCTGAAAAGAAACGCCCTCGCGGTGACATGGTCGACGACCTGTCAGAGAATGAGTTCCTGGCGCATGTCGATAAAAATGCTACGCTTACACCTAAGACGGCTGAGAAGATTGACGCTGCCGCTGCCGGTCACACGGTCAAAAATGTTTTTGGTAAAGATTTAGATGTATCGCGGACGGTAACCGCCAGAGATGTTATCAATCCAAAGACGCTATTTTCACGCCTGCGCGCCGCGAACCCGCTAGACCGTGTGTTTATGCCGCTGGTGACCAAGCGAATGCTTGATGTTGCTGGCGACACTAAAATACATATCCTCGCTGCCACAGAGAGAAATACAAAATTTTTAAAGGATACACACCCCGACGGTGTGATGAATGGATTTTTCCATCGTCCAACGGGTGAGGTTTTTATTCATCCCGGCGCTATGCTGACGCCCCATGTAGTTTTACATGAAGTAGCTCACGCCGCCACGGTAGAAGCTATTAAAAATAATCCCCGTCTTCAGAGAGACATCGACGCTGTACGGACTTTTGTTGCAAAAGAACTCCCCAGCATTACCAAGTTAGTGAGAGGTAAGCCGAAAGAGTTTACCCCAAGACAGCAGCACTATGGCCTAAAGAACGCTCTGGAATTTATTGCAGAGTTTCACGGTAACCCGGAGTTCCGTACGGCGCTTAAAAGCGTCACGCTGCCGCCTGACGTTGCTAAACGCATAGGGCTCAGAGATTGGCACCGTGCTACCGTGTATGGGGCTATTATGGATCGGCTGCGCCGTGCCTTTGGCCTGCCATCAAAGTCTATGACGGCGCTTGAAGCTGCGCTTGGTTTGTCTGAACGCGCTGTGCAGATGCAGGGCGGCGGCACAGGTATGCCGCCAAAACCACCACGCGCGCCAGCGGCACCAAGAAAGATCGACCCGCCCCCGCCAGTTAATGATGGGTGGTTGCGCCGGAGTAAAATCGGGGAGTATCTCGGCGCGGCCAAGCGTAAATTCTTGGCTACACATGACGTAGCTAAAAGTCTTGATAAACGTATGGGCGCTGACGGTCGTATTGCAAGAGATGCGGCTACGGCGCGAGAAGCAATTCACGGTAAGCAGCTAGAATATATGCGTCAGCTTGGCGGTGAGAAAGCCCTGAAGCTCGGTGTAGAACTCCAGCGCGTTCACGGTGAAGCGTTCAAGGACGCTGCGGATCTCATGTATGATGCGCGCCACTTTGGCGTGGACATCGAGCGCGGTCGTGAGCAGTTTGATACGGGCATTGAAAACCGTGCCGGTGTCGCTTGGCTTGAAAAAAATAAAGAACGCCTCGCTAAATTTAAAGATAACGAGCAGCTTTGGAACGGGATGAAGCGCGTCAGGGATACTGTTAACAAGTATCACACTGAAACTGCTGTATCGAAACTACATGAGGCGTTGCGTCTTTCCGGCGTAAAGTTTGGTGACCTAGAGGGTCTTGCTCGACGCTTCTACGAAGATGATAAAGCTCCCGGCGGCGCACTGACAGATCGGGATAAGAAGGCTCTTGATCTTCCCGATGATTGGGATGGCGTCATTAATTCTGAGAGTGACGAGAGTTTGCAATGGCTCGGAGCCATTCGGGATAAATTCAAAAAAGAAGCTGGCACTTATGCTCCGCTCCAGCGCGAGGGCACGCACTGGGTCTCAGCCAAGCGAGCTATTTATGATGTCGGTGAGGGCGGTCGCCTCGACAAGGACGGCTACGTAGAGTTCACCCGCAATGAAGGTGAAACTCAGACTGCGTTTAAGTCTCGCGTCGAGAAGTTTATCGACAGCGCCGTTAAAGACCACGGCCACGACATCGGCTCGGTCGAGATGGGTAAGTTCAATGTCGATGACGCTGCGAAGCCATTAGAGCTAGACCGCGAGAGCCCCGAGGTTTACCGTGTTCCGCTCAAGACTAAATATTCTGGTAAGGTCTATGGCTCGACAGAGGGCTTTACGCTCCAGAATAAATTAAAGGGTGAGACCATTAATGGTCGCCCAATGTACTCTGAGGTTAGTGAGCCGTTCGCTAACACGCATCCAGATTTTATATCCCCGGAGTCCGCTCCGCTTATTCCTCGTATGGACGCGCTGCGCGACCGTTTGCGTAAGCAAGCGGAGTTTCAGCGTAAGCCCCAGGATGAACAGGAAGCCATCCTTAAAACAATCGGTGAAACCGTTGCACGGATGCGCGCAAGCAAGACAAGCATCCGTCAGAATTTACTCCATGCGGAGAAAATACGCGGTGCGGATGAGGATTACACCCGCGCTATCGCTAGTTATTTTGACCGTGCCAGCCGTGACATGGCGACAGCGGAGCATATGCCAGCCGTCCAAGAGGCATTGGATAAAGTAAGCCAGCGCTTGGATGACATCAAAGACTTTACGGGTAACACCGAGCGCAAAGAACTCTACGACGAACTGAAGTCACGGTTGCTTCAAAGTACGAGCAGCGCAGCAACAAACCCGATTGTTCGCCGTATGCTCCAAGTGACGGCGCTTGATAAATTATTTGGCGTCAGTTTCCACGCCGTAAACGCGACAGAGCCCTGGATACTTGGCGGCACGACAATCGGTGGCAAACACGGCCATGTTCAGTCTTACGCGACAATGGCCTCGACGCTGCGTGACATTGGCGGTGGTGGTGGTATCGGCGGTACGTTAGGCGGCGGTGGAGTTATCCGTCGGGCGTTTAAGGATACGTTCAAGGCGGTAGATATTAATGCTACGCCAACGGATCACATCGCTACCATTAGAAATAATCTTCTAAAGGCCGAGGATGGCAAGAACCTAGCCGCTGTTATCGACCACATGGTTGATACCGGGCTTATGTCTCCAGAGGCCGAGTATATCTTCAAGCAAGAAACAACCCGCGAAGGAAACTTTGCGGAGCGCACGCTTGACACAATGGACCGCATGTCTCGGCAGATGACGCTGGGCATCGAGACTATCAACCGCGCACTGGTTGGCGTTGCAGCCTATAAGTTAGAAAAAGCCAGACTTGGTGACGCAGCTAATGCGCATAAGGAAGCTCTCGACTACGCGCACGATGTCGTGACCGAAACGATGGGTAACTACTCTCGTACGAACTCTAGCCCGCTGTTCAGCAATAACAGCTTTGGCGCGGCGCTTCAGTTTAAAAAGTATGGCGCTAAAGTTTACACGCTGCTTGGCTCTCAAATGGGCGAAGCTATCAAGGGCAACCCTGAAGCTATCAGCGCCTTGGGTGGTTTGCTCGTTATTCAGGCAATCGCAGCAGGCGCTGCCGGTTTACCCGTGGAACCGTTTAAGGTCATTTACAATGCAGCAATGGGAATTGCTGGCAGCAACGACGATTGGGATCAGTGGGTCGATGGCACCGTTCGTGGTTGGCTGACAAAGGGTGCGGGTATGTCGCCGGAGGCGGTAGATGTCATCCTTCATGGTGCGTCTCGCGCAGCTGGTATTGACCTCAGTGGGCGTCTGGGTATGCAGCAGATGCTTTTCCCTGACGTTCCTAAGTCATCAAAGCAGAGCAGCATCGACGAATGGATTGGTAAGATAATGGGTGGAGCGTTCAGCTCCACATTGGGCGAAAGCGCCCGTGCGCTTGCTGGGCTCCGTGATAGTTCTTCTTGGAGTGAGGCCGGAACCCATGCGCTCGACGCTATCCCGATCAAAGCCGTCGCTGATGTGCGTAAGGGTGTCAGCGGGTACATGGAGGCAGACAAGACATCTCGTGGTTACAACAAGTCTGATAAGACGTTGTCGCCTACAGAAGCTGTAGCCACGGGCCTTGGTTTTAGACCGACACGCGTTGCGCGAGAGGCTGAAGAAAGAAACCTCAACTACAAAGAGACCCGTGCGCAGCAGGCCGAGCGGTCTTCGTTTGAAACGAAGTGGGCCACTGCCAAGGACGGTAATGAACGGGCTCGTTTGTGGGGAGAAATTGAGCGGTGGAATAAAGACCGCCCGCATGAAGCGCGCCTTACACGGTCGCAGCTTAACGATTATCGTGCGATGCACACGAAGAAGCAGCGTGACGCGCATCTGGGGCAAGCACCGCACCCTAATGAGAAATGGATTTTGAAACGCAACCAACAATTATTTGGAGCGCACTGATGGTTTACAAACGCGATTATAAACGCGAGTACGAGTTGCAGAAAAAGCGCGGGGAAAACGGAACCGGGTCGGACTCCGGTAACGCCCAACGCCATCGGCTACGTCGTGCTGCTATCAAGGCTGGCCTCATAGAAGAAGGCTCCAAGAAAGAAGTCGATCATAAAAAGCCCCTTGTCAAAGGCGGCTCTAACACGTTGAAGAATGTACGAATAACGTCTCAACGTGAAAATAGATCATTCCCACGCAACAAGAAGGCGGGAATGATCTCTAATACTTAAACCGCCTCCGGCGCACTCGCCTGCAAAGCGTCAAGTTCGTCTATGTAGGCGTCTAACGGTGTACCCCTTGTATGAATTTCAATGCCAGGGCGCGCACCGTTCGTGTATTCCGTACCAGCACCAATACGGCATGACGGTGCCACCTTTGCACCAAGGTGTAACTTTAGGGCGTCAATAAAACTCTCTATATCTAGCCCTCTATTATGCGACCATGTTGTCAGTGAGGATCGTGACAGGCGGATCAACCGGTTCTCCATACCGATATGTACGTGAACGGTTTCTATTTTATTTATACGCGACGTACCCTCACCAATTACTTTGATTGCCCCCTTACGTGGAGCGCCGCTACCTTCCGGTATCTTGTTCGTGAATAAAGTGAACCGTGCCGCCTGCGATGCTAAGTATTCACTAAACAGCGCCTGCACGTTCACAGGGTTAGACAGATTGTTTTGCGTCTCCCCAAGCTCAGTCTTCATGCGCTTGTGCTCGCGCTTTAAGAACGCACGAAGCGCAGTGACATCAAATTCAGTCAGTCCGATTTTATTTGCCAGTTCGGCCCCAAGTAAAATGGTCGCGCAGGCCGCTACCCAGAAGCGTTCACTGTCATCAGCGTCTACTTCTTGCGCCCACTCTTCTCGCATGACGGCAAGCCGCTCGCGTAGCTCTCGCTGGCACGAGCCTATGTATTCAGAGAACGCAGCACCCGCATGGCCGTAGTTATCGTTGAGCGCACCAACGTGGGTACTAATATCCCTCTGACGCGTAGCATCAGTTATCGCAGGGACATTGAATTCAAATAGGCGCATGTTACCCGCGACCGTGTCAGCTGTCTGACTGACCAGCGCATTCGATAAGCTGCTATTGGTGCCGTAGACTAGGATCGTTGACCATGTCTTGGCCTCACGAACCGTAGCCGCACGGGTCATGCGGTTCTTTTCCTTGCCACCTGTCAACTGGAATAGCAGTTGAATAAAGTTCTTTGTCTCGCGGTCACCTTTGATCTCGTCCCAATAGAGCGGGAGGTGGCGTAAATTACCAGCCTTACCAAAGGTCGAATTGACCGTGTCAGTCAGGCCCATCTTCGCGGATTGTGGAGAAGCCCATACGGCTTGGGCAATGTTAAGCGTCGTTGTCTTGCCGACACCACTGGCCCCTGACACAGCACCAATGACGAAACCCTCAACGTCGCCGCCGCATAGGTTTACCAATGGGGCTGCAAACGCAGAGGCTAGGATGACATCGAGTGATGGGCGGCCTTGGCTCGTCACGCACTTGGCCGCAGCCATCCAAGGGTCAGGTGAACCTTGCACGCCGTAGCACTCCAAGCCGTCACCGGGGAACGGTGCCGGTTTGATACCTTCAGGAGTGTAGTTCTTCGCCCCGAAGGCGAACCCGGCGTCTAGTCCCTTCTGCCAGCCGAACGGCTTCGTATCCACGATGCCCTGCTTCGCGGACTGTAAGAGGTCGATGAAACTTGTCATGAACTGAAACACCTTGTCCGTTACGGGGACAGAGATAAGCGCCCGCTTGCGCAGCGCCTTACCCAAGCTATCCTTGGAGCTTGTGTCGCCAAGATTGATTGTCGCATAGAGCGGTTCAGTACCTGCTTTTGTCGTGATGAATTGCAGGCACCAATCTCCGTCCACCTCTGCCAGCCAAGGCTGATGGATGGGCTTGGGAAATATTGGTCGTGGGTTTGGTTCCGGCGCTCCGTTCTCGTCCACCTCTGGTTGCCAGTAAAAGCCGTCGTTATCGAGCGTGTATCCCGTGGGGCACGGTGTCCAGTTATCAATAACAACTGGCGCTTCCGCCGCTCTTACTTTTGATAACGGTGACGCAATCGTTCCACGTAGCGGACAGTCCCGGCACTCCATCGCGCCCGCCATCTCGATTGTATTGCAGCGGGGGAAGCCCCGAGGATTTGTGAGGTGCGTTTCAGCGACGCGCTCATAAGTTGTCTCGAACTCATCGTCATCAAGCGTTGCCCGCTGATGAACCATGCGCCAAGCTACGTCTTTAGCGTCGTGGCAGAACTGCGCTAACCCATACGCATACAGGCGCAGCGCGTTATTATTGTCCCGTCCACCCGTGTCCAGACTATTGCGAACCCAACCGCATTGCTTCGACACCTCGGCGATGTCGCGCATCTGAGCCCGTGGCTCTAGGCCCATTAATAGTTCGTCTTCGTAGTCTGAATTAGTCTCTACGGGAGTTAGCTTTAATGAACGAAAAGGCTCTAGCCGTTCCGCCATAAGCTCAACAGAAATATCTTTATCGTCGCAGAGTAATAACTGCACGGGTAATGGGTCGCCCATCTTAAAGTTCTGTGTGTCAGGAACTCTAAGGACGCGCGTGTAATCATAGCTGCACTGACTATCAAACTTTAGACCGAACTGAAGACCAGCGTTTGCAAGCGCAAGGCCCATCCAGTGCCATTCAGCGGCGGGCACATCGCGGTCTAAAACCCAGTAGACATGTAATCCGCCGGTACCGCTTGCGACTACCATGTTAAATGTTGGAATATTTGCTGACTTTACAAACGCGCCAAGCGCCTCGACTGCTGCTTTGCGGTCTGGGTACGCGCCGTCTTTAACGTCGATGTCAACGAACAAAGTTTTGAAAGAAACTGTATTCTCTTTAGCACGCCATGCGACCTGAAACGGACGACCATCTTTCGTCATCGTCTGCGTTTCGCGCTGCGTTCCAAGTGCGACATATACGTCGCGTGTGTTGGTCTGTTTAGTTATCCATGCAAGTTGTCTAACTGCTTCTTCTATGGATTGGACAGGCTTACCTCTCCAAAAAGCCTTGCCCCCATTACGTCCTGGCACCGTGTAGTGGATACCAGTGAAGTCAGGTGTGTCCCAGTGTCGTATGCGCGCGAAAAAGCGTCGAGCGTCGGTGAACATTAATCCCCCCAGCAAAAAATAAGCGGGAGGCGTTAACCTCCCGCAGTAGCTACTACATCAGACCTTTTAGTTTCGCGTCTAAGTCGGCTTCGAATGATTGCGGCGGCGTGATTGTTACAGGATCATTCACTGCCTCAGCAATCTGAGATTTCACAGGACGTGTAACTTTATTTTTCGGAGTTACCTTGACAGGTGACGCAGGTTGTGCGTGCTCCATTTTTACTGGAAAAGCATCCATTGCGTTCTGCGCTGCAACATCAGCGTTAACAGGTTGACGTTGCGAACCCTCCCCATGCTCCATGTCAGATGTCGCCAACACTGAGTTCAACTGGCCACCAGCGCGCATATCGTTGATGACATGCTGCTCGTCGGGTGTAAGCGGACGCAGTGGAGAAAACACAAGTCGTGGATGTGCAACTGCGAAATCAAACTGCAATGTCGTAGCCACTTCGTAGCTATGAAAGCGTTTTGACTTCAGGGCCTGCGCATAATTGGTCAGGCTCTTTAGTGAACCGCCGGGGATGCGCAGCAGCATAGGCCCACCGAACTGTTCGTTCTCCAGATCGCCAAGGGGGACAATGGCGATGCGCTTGTTATTGGCGCACTTGGAGACTTTAGCGTTAGTTGGCGTAACTTGGTCACGAACGGCGTACGGGCACGCCAGACATGACCGAGCCGGTGGGTTTTCGACACGGGCGTCAGGCACTTTGCCGTCTGATGACGAGCAAGTCGGCGCGCGGCCAGCGTTAGCCTCAAAGCCACCCTCGTAGTATGTACGCGACACATGGGGGGATGCGCCGACAATAACAACGTCAAGCTGTGGTAATGGATTTTTACGCGCGTCAACTAATGGTGTCTCGTTGCCGCCGTAGCGGATACGAAACACCTTGCCCTGTATGGATAGGACACCAAAGCTGCTGGACAACCCAGCTGCTAAGTCGTCTTGGAAGGAACCCGCGTCGCGGTGCGCAACGGCACCGAAGCTGTCGGGAAATGCAATTAGATCGCTCATAACTTAACCTTTCTTTGTTGGCGCTAATACGCCGATGTCTGTGTGAACTTTGAACGTCACGCCTGGAGGGGCGTCACCGTGTTCGTCAATGTAATCTGCCGCAGCTGTAAGATTGCACTTGAGATCCAGAAATTCCCACGCATCGCTTTTGCGAACGAACTCCAGAAATGCAGTCGCGTCTTCAATAGGTGCAGAACGACGACGCACTTTGTGGATAGTGCCGTGCGGCGTCTTAACATTATCGAGGCCGAACTTATTGAGGTGGTCGAGTAGAGAGAGCTTGATTAACTCAATCGCCTCGTTAACGTCTTTAAGCTCTTCCTTGTGCCTATCTTCGATAGCTTTTTTCTTGGCTTTGAAGATATGAAACTGTTCTGCACGCTCATTAAAATTATACGGTGTGTCTGTAGTCTCTACTGCTTGTGTCATACTTTCCTCCTATGAAGCCTCTGCGATAAGATCGAGGAATTCACGTTGTGTTGACTCCTTCCTACCGAGCATGTCGTAAACTTTCTTTTCAATCGGGGTGCCACCAAACATCAGCACTAACTGCTTGTGCTTTTGGCCCAAGCGTGTGATGCGACCGTTAGCCTGAAAGAAAACTTCTAAATCTAGTACGGGGCCGAACCAGATAATCGTCGTTGCCGCTGTCAATGTAATACCGTGTGCGAGACACGCTGGATGAGCGACGAGGACTTTATATTTATCGGTGTCTTGAAAAGCGCTGAAGATTTCGTTGCGGTCACTTGCCGACGTGTCACCTGACACCGTGGCATATTCTATGTCCGCATCTTCAAGCGCCTTACCTAATCCAGATAAAGCAGATTTAAATGGCGCGAACACTAAAACCTTGTGATCTGCGTCGCTTACCATCTCAACCATAGTTTGCACGCGCAATTCATTATCGAGCGTGAACACGTCTTTATTTGAATTATAAACCCAGCCCGTAGATATTTGCAGCAACTTGCTCATTACTGCCGCAGCGTTAGCGGCGTTAATCTCGCCGTCTTCCGCCATCGCTACTGCTTTACCGTGCATTTCTTTGTAAAGTTTCTTCTGGTTTGCACCAAGTGGAACTTCAACATAGCGATACACAACGTCAGGTAACTCGACGATGTCATCGAGTGAGTAACGCACCGAGGGCTGCAACATATCGAAGGCTTTATTGACGGCCCCCTCTTTAGGGAGGTAGCGATATGTGCTGACTTGGTACATTAATTCTTGTTGGCACTGTTTAAAATATTTAGGTGCCCTGGATGGATCTATTACTTGTGTCAGACCCCAAACGTCTGTCACGCAGCGGGGCATTGGTGAACCCGTGAGACCGTAAACCCATTTACGATTACGAGTTACCTTACGCATGAGCTTATTGCGCTGCGAGCTACCGTTGCGGTAGACGCTCAACTCGTCGAGAACAATTACATCAATATCATCACGGGCCATTAGCTCGTCATAGATTGTGCTAACGCCGTCGTGATTAATGATATAGATGTCTGCGTCACTCTCTAGGGCAGCTAGTCGCTTGGCCTTGGTGCCGTGGAGCACCACTGTCTTATAGTGCGACATGAACCGGAATACTTCGGACTCCCACGTAAACGACATAGTTGATAGCGGGCCTACGACCAGCATCTTATTGGCTTCGCCGGTTCTGCGTAGGAAATCAAACGCCCACAACGCACACAGCGTTTTACCTGTACCAAGTCCGTTCAATACATAGGCGCGTCGGTTGGTAGTCATCATGGCTACCGTTTTCTTTTGCACCTCGTATGGAGATAATCCGTTCCAATCATATTGTGTGAGCACTGGAGCCGGAACATCGTAATTCATATTACGAAGTAACCGTGTCACCGAATAGGTATGGGGCAGCTGCATCTCGTCGCCAACGATAGCCGCGTCGGGAAATAATCCCGCCACGCGGGCATCATATGGCATGAGGAGGTTAGCAGCGGTTTCCATTTCTATAGTGCTCCAGTTGGTGTAACCATGTTTCAAGTTCGACCGTGTCACCGTCGATGACGAATACTTTAACACCGACGGCTTCCATTTTTTCTATCGTAACTTTCTGCCTCTCAGTTGGCTTATTGCCCGGTGACTTTGTCTCTATCGCAAACATTGCGGCAGTATCTTTGACGCGTACAGCGCAGAGAAAATCTAATGTCGGTTGTCCCATCCCGTTAAGCACCGGCATGAAATACCAAACGTCAGGGTGCGCCTTTAAAACTTCACGCACCTTTTGTTTTACTTTTCCTTCCGGCGTCACATCAGCCTCGCTTATTGAACGCGCATTTTGTGACAGGACAATATTTACACAGAGCATTTTCTACTGGAGGAAACTCCATTGTTACGTGCGAGTTCTCCAAAGCATCAGCGCGAGGGAGCAACGCAGACCAGAGGTCAGGAAGTTCATCGCGTCGAAAATCTTCTGTTGTTAAAAAGTCATCAGCTAACCAGACGAACGCAGTGGTTATCTTTTGAACTGCTGGGTGGTGACTAAAGACAAGCGCCGCAAACAACGCCAGCTGCACCATGTCCTCTTTAGGTTTTCCCGTTTTATAATCGAAGACAACAGCGACATCGCCAGCGACTTTCGCTACGTCAACGATACCTCGGAACCATACCTCGTCATCAAAGAACGGAACCGGCTGGAAATTCTTATTCATCGCCAGCTTCTGTTCGATGAGCAGTGAACACCCCTCACCTACTCCCTTGAGCGTGCGGTCAACGTGATGCTGGTACTTTGCAAGATCATTTGGAAGCGGTGATCTTGTCTGCGCCGCCAAGGCTAGTGCAGCGTGAACTTCATTACCTAATCGGAGGTGTGGGCTGTCAGGTTCTTTTACATCTTTGGCTACGTAGAGATGGTAATACTTCTTTGGACAATTCTCGAAAGTGCCAAGTTTACTGTATGTAAAGTTGAAATTAGAGACAGTTGGAGAACGCGCCGCCGTAGGCTTCGCTGCAAATCTTGACATCTTTCACCTATTAAAAGCGCCCGGGAGTTTGCTAGGGGTAAACCCCCGGGCAGTAATTTACGTAAGCGGGAGGAAAGTTGCCTACGTAAATTGTTTATGGAACTCGTTAATTACGGAAGTCAGATATTCTTTATCTTCACGCTTTAAATAATATCCAAAGCCACGAGACGAACGGAGCTCAACGTCGTGCTTTTCACTCAGCGCCTGCCGTAGCCGTGACATATACACACGACCGCAACCGTCCGTGAATTGTTGCTTCTTCTCTACTTCTTGCGGTGTTACTTTCGGCTCCGCTAAGAGCATCATTGTAACCCGCGCCAATGAAGTAGGAAGTTCAAGCGCAGCGCCAATAGTAACGGCATCTAGTACCAACGACATCGCAACCCTATTCGTTACAGTTCTGTTTCAAAATAGCCCGACAGGTAACTATTTGCAAGCCCCAAAAGTTTTACCCATCGCTGCTTCTGCATCGAGCGGGAGGTCGAGACCCCATAGTGGGCGGCGTTTAAATTCCTCCAGGGCGGCGTCCCGAACTTCTTCGGCGTATCTGTCAGGGACAACCCATACAGCCTCGTCATGGACATTATGTGCTGCATGGAGCCCAATATGGCGGAAGCGTTGGTTAACCCGCATCGTTGCGTCGATGACGAGCACTCTATCGAGCGCCTGGACACAGTTCTCTAGCACCTTGCCCCCATACGCCTTGCGTACGCCTGACCCGTAGTCATAGACAAAGTTACCATCCTCACGGCGTAGGTTATGGTAATTAATCTTTAGCCCCGTCGGTAACAGGATCGCGTCTTTCTCAAACCGGCACGGGCCCAACTCAAAGCCACCTATACGACCATCAATCATGCGAGCCAGCATGTCGTTCAATGTACGCCATGTCTGCGAAATCGCAGCATAAGTCGAGCGATAGAGGTTCACAATACGTTGCGCCTCTGCCTCATCCATCGGCATATCAATACCCATCGCCGCAGCTTGAACGCGCACCGTCTCACGGAACTTGGCGTGACCCATATTAAAACCTAGCCCCAAGATACAGGTCTTACCGAGAAACCGTTCGACCTTGTTTTTCTTAGTGACAGGATACCCATAAATGCGTGACGCAAATGAGCTATACACATCTTCGTTATTACCGAACTGATCGACCAGCGAGTATTGCTTAGAGAGCCACGCCGTCAATCGCGCCTCAACTTGCGAGGCATCGCACGTTACCACCGTGTGACCGTCCGGTGCCTCCAACGCGTCACGAAGTGTCGTGTTGCCGCGCGATGGTAAATTCTGAAGATTAAGAGACCAATCACCTGACAGGCGGTGTGTGTGTGCGCCGGAATATTTCAACGCGACCGGCATGAAAGACTTACCCTTGGCTTGCTGTGTCGCGTCATGAATAGCAATGAACCTTTCGGTTCGTGTCTCTTCAATGGTTGACTTGAACCCAAGCCGCGCGGCGATGAGCGCCTGCACGTCTTCATCTTCATGGCTCTGCAATGCCTGCAAATCTTTGTCTGTCTTTGCAAAGGCCCAAGCCTCACGCCCCGTTGTCGGGCTGATCTTACGCGGCGGCATAACGCCAAGATTACTTAACGCCGTGGCGAACTTATCATCCGACATCAGTTCAAGTTTCGTAAGACCGACACGCTCAAGTAATGTTTCTTTCTGCGAACGCAGACGTGCAAGATGATTGGCTAGGAGTTGACGGTTAATAACGAAGCTAGGCTGCGTGACCATGCGAACCAAGCCGTCAATTACCTTCAACTCCTGAGTAGGAAAACCGGGTGTCAGGTGCTTGAATATCTGACGACAGAGATCAACATCGTGCAGCGCGTAGCTCACGAGTTCGTCGTATAATCCAGCATCCTTTATGCCCTGTAGATCAAGGCCAACTACTTTACCTAACGCGCCACCTTTTTCAGGTAAGCCTAAGTGTTTAGCAACTGACGCCAACGCAACTTTGCCGCCGGGTATCAAGTGCGACAGCTGCGCCCGTGACATAGACAACGTATCTAAATAAAAGCGTGGGTATATTTCATACCGTAACGACAGGATGCTGCCGTCGAATTGTGTGTTGTGTGCACAGATCGCAGCTTCCGTCACGTCAATAGAACGCAGCCAATCTGCAACCGTGTCACCTTCAAACCATTGTGGCTCGCCATCAATACCGTCAATCACAGCGCAGCCAAGCGTCTGCCAGTGTGGGCTTAAGATATATTCAGGAACCGTCATCTTGCTTAACGAGTAATCCTTTGAAAAAAAACTTTCAAAGTCAAGGAATATCAGCCGCATATTATATCCTCGGATTAAGGAAATCATCGAACCAAGGGTCAACCCGTGTGACCGTGTGACCGTGGTGTTGTGGCCAGTGTGCGTCGAGCTTACGCCACAGATCCGTCCACAAACCCTCAACTAAACACGCAAAACACACACCCATTAGGAATAAACAGAACGCTATTTTCATTGGTGTCTCCTAATAAAAACCCCCCGCGCCAACTGGAGACCTAGACGCGAGGGGCTTACACGGCGCGATGGAGCACGCCGGGTAATCTTATTCTTCAAGGAGGTGCATTTGTTCCTCAATTCCCGACGCAGCTTGCGCTAACCTATCGGCCAGCATTGCCTCTCTTGGTGGCTTCGGTATCTTGAACGCTGGTTTATTTTGTGGGGCCATTGGCGCAATCGGGACAGGCGGTGCCGGTGCAACGCGTTCACCAACTGGCTGACCTTTTACTTTTGCAGCGTAGTCATCTGCAAACATCGGCAGAAATGCTTCGTAGTTAATGGCATCGAGATGACTGTCAAAGTGGTCGGCATTATATGCTGACCGCGCGTTTTTGACGGCGATCAAACCAACAATGATTTCATATGGATGAACTTCGCGTAATAGTCTTAATGACGCCATTTGTGCAGCAAGTGTGAATGACTGCTCAAACCCGCCGTATGCTACGCCGCGTTCAGTAATTGTTTCTGATGCTATTTTTAATATATCTTTTGGATCATGTTGCATTGATTGTTACCTGTCCAGCTAACTAATGGGGGACAGATAGCAACACTTTTGTCACTTGTAAATAACAAAGTGTTATTGAACTGTGACTAATTCCGTAATTTCTTTTCTGGTAATAACTTTGCCACGGCGCAGGGCCTCGCGGGCGACCTCGACCATGCCATTATATTCACCATTATAGGTGACGCCAGTGCCGTAAGGCATAAGAATGAACTTCTTCATATGAAGCTCAGAGAAAGCCTCTAGCATAGAGACTGCGGCATCCCCAAAGGTTTCCCCGGCGAGTAACAATCTCCCCAGTTTAGAGACCTGCACTTTATGAGGAACGATCTGAATACGCGGGTCGCCGGATGATTTGCGGCGGGCTTCGTTGAAGTCCTGTAGTATATCTACAGCGTCGTCAAAGCCTTGAGAGCCATCGGCTGCTTGCTGGCACGCCCATAATCCCAAGCGGGCCATTGCCCTATCCGTCATGCCGACCACCTGGCCGAACGCTTTAGGGCTATTAAGTGCGGTTAAATCTAGCATTGTAACTCTCCTGATACGGAGATGTTACCTTTATGGCTAAGTTGGTCAACCTGCGTGTTTTACCTATCAGTCAATGTTCACATTCAATTCCAAACTTTTCACAGAAACTTTGTAGAAGGATTTTCCCACGTTGTGAGTCATTTACGACTTCCGGCGGGTAATCATTTGTTTCTGCTATGATAGACTCTGATACGCTTACTAATACTGATAACGCGGTTACAATAGTCACGGCGTCTGCTTCTGAGAGTGACACCGTGCGATTTAGGCCATCCATAAGGTTTACATCCTGGCTTAGTAGTGAAAGATAGTTGATGCAGTTTGGTAAGTTTCACGGGCCATGTCTAACCATAAGCCTGACGGAATACCCGAACTTTACCCTTGTAGCGCCTCGCACGCTCCCCGGTTGCTGCATCTCCCGCTGGGGGTGAAGTGCCCGTCAGGCTAACTGATAAGTCGTCGAAGTGTATCATAAGATACACGTAGCATTAGCTGCTGTCGAAATGTGCGGCGGCGATACATTGATCTATAATTTTGCATTTGAACTCCATTTGAGTAATCCTCTGCTGTGCTTTACTGGGCAGGGCAATGCTCCGCTTTGCTATGCTAGGCTCGGCTTATGCTTGGCTCCATCCGTTATCATCTAACGGCTGCTGCCGACCGTAATCGGCAGAGGTCGTAAGACTTCTTTGCTATGCTCAACTCGGCTAAACTTCGCTTGACCTTGCTGCGCTGCGCTTCGCAAAACATCACTATACTATACTGTTTCCGTTATCATCTAACGGCTACTGCCGACCGTAATCGGCAGAGGTCGTAAGACTTCTTTGCTGCGCTATGCTTAGCTTTGCTAAACAAGGCTACGCTATGCTAAACCAGGCTCCGCTTAGCTATACTTGGCTAATTCCGTTATCATCTAACGGCTACTGCCGACCGTAATCGGCAGAGGTCGTAAGACTTCTTTGCTGCGCTATGCTTAGCTTTGCTAGACTTCGCTTAACCTTGCTACGCTGCGCTTCGCTACGCAAACACCCTCTATTGAGCGGATGAATTCACATCCCAAAAGTTACCACGTTTCTCCTTGGCCCTAGCCGCAGAGAGGTGGGACTTCATGGTACTGATGCCAGCCTGAACAGCCGTCATCTCATTCTTTTGTGCGTCAGTAAGTCCGTCAGTCCTTACAAACGTGGCGCGGCTTGACGCGAGAATGAACGCTTTGTTCAAATCCTTGTTCAGCCCCCTCTTGGCCCATGCAGGCTGCTCGGCAGGCGGGACAATAGAATAACCGTCACCATGCACGCTGCGCAGCGCGATGGAGTGCTCCTCTAACAAGATGTCCCTAACTTTACCCACCGCAGACATATATCTGAACTGCAAGGGCTGCGCCTGTTCTTTCGGCATACTGCCAGGCGCTTCGGGGATACCGAGCGCCTCATGCAGCCAAGCGTGCGTGATAAGCTGCCCGTCAGCAAAATTGCTGGCAAGAAACTTATCGACCGCTACCTGTATATGGTCAACATCCACCGGGTCAGGTGGATTGTTTGAGGGCCATTCGTCGTCAATCATATCTGTAATGTCTGTCATGTTATGCAGCTTTCTTAACGTGATTAATAATGCCTAAGTTTTTTGTGTATTTGGATACGTCAACCGAGCCACCCAATACCTCAATATCAAAGCGACCAAATCGCTGACGATATGTGCCAACGCCAATCATCTTACCGGCGTGGAACAAGTGAGCGACAATGTCGCCTGGGTTTGCAATCTCGTCTTCAAAATTAAAGCTAACGTCGGCTGACCACTGGTGAAAGATTGGGCGGGTCACGACAATACGTGCGCCGTTACCAACTTTACCGTCACGATTATCGACAAACCGTTTGTCCTCCCACAAACCCTCGGCTGTCTTTGGGCCTTTGTAATCTAGCAAACACTGATGCTCAGTGAGCCATACACCACGATCCCAAATCTTACCCTGCTTAGATAAGCGGCCAGCTTCCTGGGCGGAACGCTGGATGTTGTAAGCGGGGATATATGGCGCACCATCACTTGTCAGATACAAACCCGCCATGAATTTCTTCTTACGAAGTTCCATGTCTTCGGTTTCAGTGCGCTTACGCTTACCGCTCAACTCCTTAATCGCAATCGACGCGGCTGATAATGCGTCAACCGTCTGCGGGTTATTAAGAAGAAGCGGTGATGTTCCTACCAATCGAAAATCCAGTGAATGAATAGCCATAAAAGTCCTCTACTACATGGGCGTGATTGCCCGCACAGCACACCGTAATGTGCTGGCCGCGCCTCACGTTACCTTTGCAGCTAACCTCGCCAGCGAAATTCTGGCGCTGTAGTCCCATAAAAGTCTGCCCGATACATGACAGGTTCAGCCGATTTCCACACAACACTCTGTATGTGCGAGGGCTGCGCATCCCACCACCAATCTAAGACGACAAGCAGATTGTCTTCCGCGTAATACATCGCCACGGCTTTAGGGTCGGTCATGATGTTGTCGCCAACTTTGCGAAACAAATGCGGCTTAGTAACTGTCATGTCAGTGCTCACTCGGTAAGAGAATAGTTCCACCCTCAAACCACAACGTGATTTCATTTAGAGGAAAGTCCGTCATCGCAATGTGCTGCTCGGCTAATACATTACCGTCACCGTCCGTCGCTGTGACCGTGGCCGATGGCTGCTCACCGTCACCCACTGCCTCGAGCTTGAGCGTCCACGTCTGGAAGTCAGCGTGCTTCTTAAACTCACGCTCATGCTGGTAGCTGGCGATAATATCCATGAGCCAAAAGGCATTGGCCTTCTCTGCTAGATGCTTCGCGCCCTCTGTCAAAGTTACCCCGAACAGGTAACGATAAAATTGCTCCGAGCCAGTAAAGTGTGCGAGTTCGTTAGTTAATGTCTGTGCGTCCATTTTAATCCCCTATCTGTTGCAATATGTAGATGCGCCACCGTTACCATCTGAATACGTCTGGCAGTTGGTGCCGTCGCTGCCGTATGTTGAATAGTTCCCGTTACCCGTCCCGTAGGTCTGATACCCCTGACCGTTTGACCCATAGGTAGAATAGCTATCGTCTCCAGACTTGTATGTATTGAAAGACTCCGTCGCTATCGCCGGGGTCATTAGTGCTATCCAAGCTACGAGGATTTTTACTGTCATATCCTGAACTCCACACCAGTGGCGGGCACACTCAACTGTAAGTATGCACCCCGTGGGTCATGCTGGATCTTGATGTCGATCTGTAGCTTTTTGGCTATTTTCTGAGCGCGCAATCTATATTGAGCACGCTTACCTTCGACTTCGTTCTCATCCACTGGTTCATTACAGATTTTGACCTCAAGGGCGCGACCCGTCGCTGCTAATCTACGTAACCGTATAAGCTGCGTAGCAAGTTCATGTGAACTCATGTGCCCGATGCAGTCAGTGTCGGCCCATATGTTGGCTGTCATAACCGCGAGATTTACTGCTTCATCGTTTGTCATTACTTTCCTCATTGTTTGTGTCGGCGTCGTTTAGTTCACCACGCCATCGGTCTGCTTTCTTTAATAATTGCCAGATACCCCAGACAATTAACCCTTCAAGCCCGCTTGTCAGTAATAAGATTTCAGCGAGACTGCTGCCCGGTGTTTTGCTTTTAGCCGCCGCATAAACGACAGCAAAAAATAACCCAAGACAAACAACCCAAATTAAAACATCTAACCAAGCGTGTGAGGGCGTGCTCATCAGTCCCCCTTAATTGTCTTTGAGTTTCTGTTTTTACGGATGATGCTACACACTGTCTCGATCCCATCCTTCGCCTCAACCCTAAAGAACATCGGCAGCGCGTCAGATGATATAACCGTCGTCAGGTGCTTCATCTGTTCAGGCGTCATCAGTGCGTTACGCTCACGAATTAAATTGTAATCTACGTAAAGCCCTGGGCATCTATTACCCACGACATAAACTTCCGCCGCGTTGATGTAGGCCAGATGTTTATATTGTTCTTTTGTAAATTCGACAGCGTTTGCACTCCCCATCATAGCTAGTGTGAATAGAACTACTTTCTTCATGTGTGCTCCTAGCAGTTGTAAATAATCTTCACCCACTGATACCAACCAGTAGGCAACTCAGGTATAAACAGTGATCCGTTGAAGTAGGACTTATCCATAATGAGCGGCGGCTTACCTCGACACACCTGCTCAATCTCTGTGTAACAATCTTCAATCATACTCGCCCGACATGTTGCGGCGCTTACCGCGTGGGCACTTGTCACCGTCAAAAGCGACATAGTAGTTGCTAAGGTAACTGCTTTCATTTTCCCCCCACGTAACTATCGACCTCCATCTTACGCGCCATGATGTCGGCAGGTTTAATGATCTTATCCATAAGCGGTGACGCCGTGTGATCTGCGATCACGTCATATCCATCGTTGCCATAAACAAGCATGACAGACCCGGCGCGCTTGCCATCGGCGTGATTGATAATCAGATACTCCTCATCCGTTGCATGTAGCTGATCCATAAGCAGGCCAATATCTAACGGCGCGCTTACTGTTACTGTATTGTTTACGCCGTCATTATGTGTGACCGTGTAACCGTTAGCTATTGCTTCCGTGACAACGGCGCGTACTATCTTGCGTTCAATGTGTATGCGTATTTCTATATCTGTGCTCATATAAATACCTCCACAGGTAACGCGCTTACTGGCATTACCTCTAGCATTGCGGCTAGTTGTTCTTTTGTTAGATTTATTTCTTCCGTATCAAACCAAGCGTCATCACTCTTGGCTACGCGCTCAAAGGCATACCACCAGCGTTTCTCTCTATCAAAAGAGAGCACGTAGTATCGGTTAAAGTCTTTGGTGTTTACGTCGTAATCGACATAGAACTCGTTAGCGTTACGACATCCTCCAAAGCATAGTGTCACGGTGTCACCTCATTAAACTCGTTTGCATGATACATGGCGTTTGCCAGCCATTGACTTGTATTGACATGGTCAATCTGGTCGCCGGTCTTTAGGTTAAACAACACAGCGCCGCCGCCAAACGCATCGAGGCGTTTTCCCGAGCATGTGTTGGCCCACTCAAACCCCCATATTCCTGTTAGTAATATTTCAGAACAAATCAGTTTAATGAACGAACAAAGGCTGTCGACATCGCCGCCTTCGTCGCCACTATTGATCCAGAGCTTCGTTGAGCTATCCGGCTTTAAGTCAAATCCACAACATATCTCTTCCATGTCTTGGTTAGCGGGTTCACTCCACATTTTATAAACTCGCTCGACATTTTCTTTAGTGAGCACATCAAGCTCGACGGAAAATTCTGTGTAATAATTAGCCATCAGCGTTCCTCCTCAAACCCATCGAACCACGGGCCACGCTCTGCGGTTAACTTAATAAGGTCAGGTAATGTGCAGGTTCGTGACGATGTTTCTCTGTCACAGCAATGCTGCTTTGCTTCGTGTAGTGTTAGTCCCGTCTCGATTACTTCAATGTCATGTTCTGCTGCTAAATACATTCTCACGATTTTATATGTTGGCATCACCACCTCCAGTAGTCGTTGATATGCGGCTTAGTTGTCGTAGATGCCGAGGTGTTCCTCGAACAAGTCAGCATCCACGCCCATATGGTCGAGATAATCCGCAATGACGCTGGGATTATCTTTGACAATATCGAAGAGTTTGTCGTAGTTGCTCGAACCACGCGCCTTGACTTCATCCCAAAATTCCGAGCCATACCAATCATCCTTGTAGTAATCAGTATAACGTGTGCCCCAATAACCAATATCAATCTCTTTAGGGTCACGAACGATAGACAAGTCCCGAGGATTTAAATCGCACAACGCCTCAAGTAATTTCATAGCGAACGGAACATTCTGCGCCTCATTCTTGCAATGCTGCGCGCCATATCCAACCGATAGGTTCGTGCACTCAGGAATAAAGTCGATATAGTTTGCAGTATCAGTGAACACACCCGTCGCGTCAGGCTTGAAGCTCGTCGGCAACTGATCTGCTAATGATTGTGCAAATAAGTCACTTGCACATCGTGACCCTTGATGCGTTATGACGCTGCTATAACCCTTGCGATCAAGGGCAATGGCGCATTGAAACTGCGTAAGGAATTGTATGTCATGCGACGCAATCCAGCTTGAACCAAGCCCACCACATTCTTCACCACGGTGAAACACATAATGGCCGGGTATGCCACGCATAATCATTTGACGCATGAGCCACACGCCAGTGCCATCATCAGCGCCTAAACAATTTGCGCGCTCCTTACCGTGTAACCGTATCATGTCGCCATCACGTATGATGGTCTGTGTGCCGTGTGAGTTATGCACAGTGTCAGTGTGACACGACCACATTATTGCAGGAGCTTTTGCGCCACCTACAACAACACGACGGTTGCCATAGCCATCAGCGGTGACGCCGGGCAATGTATCAATGTAACGCTTGATGAACTTATGTTCCGACGCGCTACCGTGTGGCCGTTTGACCGTGAGAATTTCATGCAGTTCACGCGCTGCATGTTTGGGCTGAAACTTAAGCAGCGACATAGTAGGGTTCCTCCATTATGTTAACCAGTGGGCCAACGTCCAAGCGCGGACGCCACACTGGATAGTAATCACGATAGCCCGACAGGTAACTGACGCCATCAGCCTCGACGACACGTGCGCTGCCATTATCGATCATGTATTGTGGTATCTTTTGCTTGCGGTCGTAATACCAAGCAATCTCCACAAAGCTGGTGTAATAGGGATACACGCCATCTGGACTACGAGTTGTGCGTGACCGTGTAAGTGGAAGATACCGCTCACTAATGACTGTGACGCACTCAATATCCTTGTGATACCAACGGCTATCCCACCCGAGGTAGGCATACTCTTCACGTGCGCCCTCGCTCCAACTTTCTGTATGCTCTTCGCCGTCATCATCGACCTTGATGATAACTTCTTCGGTTTCCTCAAAAGTATATTCCTCGTTGAGGTCACAGTATTGCGCATGTTCGTCGGCATATGCGCCGCAATACGACATGTTATCTATAGTGCGGCACTCGACATGTGCGTCGCTGTAATATTCAGTAGTGCCTTCGCAGTAGAACGCACTATCCATACGGCAATGTTCACACCATGTCTGCGACCGTGTTTGATTGCCACGGGTATAGACCTCGTATGAATAGTCACCCTCAGAAAAGCCCTCCTCACAGTGCTCACATATCCAATCGTGGTCAGATGTAATGTTGTCACGCTCAAGCACACCATCAGTGCTACGCGCAGGATATTGACCACCAATAACAAGGCCGTCGTCGAGTATATCTACGTAGCCCACCTCATCGAGATAAGGCGCAACAATTTTGTCGTCGTCAGTAATTATTTTGAGTAACTTCGCGCCTCTGAATGACGTGTTGCTACTGTCGTGGTAATAACTCGGCGTATAACCTGCATGTTTAAGTAATGGCGTTAACCTGCCAGAGCTATCATAGACACGGCTGAATAGTTTACGCTCGGGCCAGACAAGGGCACGTGCAACCGTGTAACCGTCATCATTTGTCAGATAAGCAACAGCGAGATCGCCAGCAGCATACACACGGCAAGGGTGATACCGTTTACCGTCAACTTTTGACCATGTGCTGTCATCTTCCTCGAAGCGCATACATGATTTAGATACACTCTCACTGTCCTCATCGTAGTTAGTATATACACTAACAATATCGTCAGCATCCGTCGCCAACAAGAATGGCTTGTATGCTGCGGTTGCATATTCTAGCTGTCTTTTAGCAAGCGCAGTCTTTAACTGCGTCGACCAGTGTTCTTGCGCTATCAGTTCAATATAGGCTTCAATCGTCATCACTGACTGTTTATCGGCTGCGCCACGCTCATCATCTTTAGTGTAGGCAATAAGTGTGGGCTTGCGCTTGGCCGTATGTGCATAGTGCAACGGTTTAGCCAGCTTGGCATGGAACGCCAAGTCAGCACACAGTGGCAGATACTCACCACTATTAAAGCGATCCTGCTCACGCTGACGCCATGAGAGGTCAACGACAGGCGCTACTTTACGCGGCTGATACTTGACGCCCCCCGGTTTGGTTAAGAGGCGCGCTGCTCGGGATGCCTTGCGGCCATCGTCGAGTGTAAACGTGTGACCGTTTTTACGAGTGAGGAACTCACCCGTAGTCAAATTGACAAGCTGAAACATGATTAGCCTCTTAAGTTAGCTGCATAGGTAACCGACACGCGGCTTAGTATGTTACGCTGCTACGTCTTGCATGGTCGCAATACGCTCAATCTCAGGATAGCCACGCACCGAAATAATCGCCGCCACTACATTGACGACATGCTGCGCTTCGGGATGATTAGATTGCACTAACCCCGTCGCCGCCCCGACCATGAACTCAAAGGATAATGTGTCACGGGTCTTTTTGCCCTTGACCTTAAGGTTAGCGATACGCGCCACGCATTGCTGGCAGATTAGCTGTAACATTGTCATAGCCACCCCCATTCACATGCCACCCACATGATTGCTGTCCCCAATAGGAAAGCAAAGAAGGCGTCGTATACAAATATAATGGTATGCGCTTGTGCTCTCGACATGACTACTCCTTGGTTAGCTTGGCAGGTAACACTCATAAGTTGTGAGGATTTATACACACCCTAGACGGGTGATCGCCTCATCTGCTTTCAGCCATGACACTAGCCACGCCTTTTGCGCGCTGGTCAGCGTTGGCAGATTTATTAAGTCCTCGACGTGGATGTCCTCATCTAACCCTTGGTCAGCGACCCACACATAATACAGCCGGTAAAGGTGGTGATTTATAGAACGTAGTTCAAAGTCCTCATCCATTAGCTGCGCTCCCTAGTGGCAGGGGTGAAAAGCAGGTAGGCGACGAATAAAACTAGCGCGCCGAGCATGACGTAGCCGCCATTATCAATGCGCCATAGCTCAATCAGCATGGTCACAGCCCACAATCCACCCACTATCGGTATCAGCATGACGCCCTCCATTTTGTTTAAAGGTCACTTTTCAGGTGTTATGATATAGTTGCGTTAAGTTATGCTCGCTAATGAGCATAAGTAATGAGGTCATTTTTCACATGTTACGAAATTGATACGCAATATGCGGTTGACATATATATAATTGTAAACCGTCTATAAAGCGCACCGAAAGCCAGTGTTTTGGGTGATAATATTGGATAATGTTTTTTGTCATAAAACTGTCACAGATACATTTTAAGTGTTTGAATTTAATAAAGAATATAGCATAATGTATAATGTATTTGGAAAAAAATACACACACCCTACCCTTGGAGGGTTTAATGGTGTGACCGTGACACGCGCCCAAGGTCACACGGGTGAGGGGGGTCGCGCGTGGGGTGTGTATGTTAATATACGATATACATTATACATTATAGTTATAAGTTATTGATATATATATATATTGTAAAAAGAATGTATTAAGATATAACAAAAACAAGCACTTACAAACAGTGAGCGATACGGGGCTGCGTCGCCTCCCGATAGCCACCGTCAGACCGTGACACGTGCCACCGTCAAACGCGACATAGTAGGTTTAAGGTTGGGTGATGACGACGCTACACATAGAGCGCCAGCCACCACCCGATGTTATCGGCAATCACCTCGTGGTAAACGCCGAGGATTTTTGTGAAGTCATAGACCATGCGTCCTCCAATGTGAGGCCACGGGTTTTGAGCATACGGTCTACCGTGTCACGGTCAGACCATCCAACGGGCGGTTGGTTATACCTGCCAAATATGCCGTGAGGTTTTTGTATAAATTTCACGTCACGGTCGGACGGTCTAAAGACATGTGCATTCCATGTGTTCATAGCCATAACCTCTTTTTCTGTGCTGACTGTAAACTATCCATCATTGCGACATAGGTTGCGTTAACCGACGCCTTCTCAGCGTCGTTGAAAACGTGTTCCCGTTTGACAATCTCAACCCGCAAAGGTCGCTTGAACTTTGCTGACGATACAATGGCCGAGGATTTAACCTTGGCGATAACTTGCGACCGTTTAACCGTGTCACGTTTAACCGTCAGAGGTTTAGGGTTGTAATTTTTACAAGTTATCCGCATGTCCTCTCGAGGCCATAGACCCTGACCTGGGACATGATTAATCTTTGGCTGCATAGCAGCATATTTCATACGCCGCTCAAGATGAGCGAGCACCGCCAAATGGTAGGACATGATTATTCTCCCGACAGTAAAAGCCATATGAAACCGACAGTGATTGAACCAGTGATTAATTGTGCAAGCTCAACCATTGTCTTCGTCCAAGTTTCGAGGATTTATTGAGGCGGTTAACCCGACAGGTAACCGCCCTATAAATTCTCAGTATGAATAGAAACCCCAGTTGTCTAATTCGCGCTGCCATCTTGACCATGTGAACACCGCATCGTGCCACTGTTCACCATTTTCTGCGCCGATTTCGGCTAAGGCGCTATCCATGTTCAGACCGTCCAAGAACAAGTCCTCAAGGAACGCTTTTTGAAAATGTAACATGATGATACCTCTTGTTTGGTGTGACCAGACCGACCGTCGATCCGATGCCCAAGTTTCGAGGATTTGGGCAGCTTCGCTGCCAACGTGTGCATGTGTGAGTATTTAATCGTGCGCGTGTAGTTTTTACCGCGTGTGTGCGTAGCGCGTGCGCGCGTGTGCACGTGCACCCCCGCCCCTACTGGCGACCCGGGGGCCCAGCCCTAAATACGTTTCACGTGGTTCTAATATATTTTGTAAATTTTCAGTCTGTAACAGAACGGTAACACGGTTACCTGCGTAGATAATTTTATTGACTAATACACCCCCCTTCCAATATATTACTCCCATGAGCACATACAAATTTACCCTCCCCCCATTATGTGGTGGCATCTATCTCCTAAAAAATTCAAAAGCTGGATTTTTGTATTTGGGAGAAACTGCAAATCTCCAAGGCCGGTTTCATTCATGGCGTCCAGCCATTACCGGGTCAGCACCCGCCAAATCTAAAACACTGCGTGAAACGCTCCCCCAAACGGATCTGGCCGATTGGGAGTTCAGTGTTGTTGAAGAAATGCCTGACGCTACCAAGGGCGAACGCTTGGCTAAAGAGCGGCAATATATCGAGCGAATGATTGCTAATGCTGGCGTCAAATATACCGTGCTGAACACAGAAAAAATATCCGCGTCAGTAGAACCCCCGAGTAAAGCCGTCAGAGCTACCGAAATAACTTACAACGGTGACACGGTCACATATCGAGAAGCTGCGGATCTACTTGGCGTTGAGTTAGACAGCCTAGCAATGCGGCTGGCCAAGTATAGGAAAAAGGGTTTCACAAAAGTGACCGTAGAAATTCTAAGAACCATTGGGCCCGGGGGTAAGGTTAATAAGCACCCCGGCTTGATTGCGTTAAACACCCCAGGAACACCCCAGGCTCTGGCGTAATTATAATAAAATTAACGAAAACAAAAAGTTACCTGCGGGAGTAACACTTCCTCCCTGGAAGCGGTAAGCCCCCTGGGGGGCGTCGAACTGGGAAAAAAATCCCAGAAAAAACAATGAAGTGTAACAGTATTGTAACAAACTTGCCCGTGTGCTCTACTAGCCAGCGACGATGTTATAGTCCACGGGAGGTACACGGTTGCCCAAGATAATTCCGCCCCTGACAGACGCGCAGTTGCGTCAGGCTGTGAAGGAGGCCCGACAGCGACGCGTGTATATCCGTGACGGGGCTGCGCCGGGTTTGGAGTTCCGTGCAGCCACGACATCGGCGCGTTGGTCATTGGTAGCGGCGCTGGGGCCCGCCCGCAAGCGTCAGCGGGTGGATATAGGCCCGTACCCTCAAATCAGCCTTAGCGAAGCCCGTGAGCGCGCCAGGGCCATCCGTACTACCCCATATGCTCCAGACCGTGAGACCACGCTCCTGAGTCTCCTAAACACGTATGAAGAAGCTGGCGCGGTGCCGAAGTCGTGGGCGCGGTGTCGTAAAACAATCGAGCATATATTTGCGCCTCTCAAGGTCGCACCGTTACACCGTGTCACGGTTACAGACTTGCAGCACATCGTTGATCGGCACCCGTCGCACACCAACGCTGGGGCGGCGGTGCGTTATTTTAGACCCGTCCTGAAGTGGGCCAGCAAACGTCAGCTGGTAAATCTGGATGCGCAGGAGTTGGAGCAGCCGCGTGGGGCGCATAATCCGGCGCGGGATCGGACACTCAGCGATGACGAGCTCAGAAAAGTTTTCGCCCACCTTGAGAGTACGCCCTACGATGACGCAATCCGGCTGCTGCTACTGACCGTGACACGGTTAAACGAGGTGTGCGGATCAACAGATGCGGAGTTTGATCTCCCTGCCCGCCTGTGGACGATACCGGGACACCGTCGCAAGAATGGGGAGACGCTTGTTGTGCCGCTCTCTGACGACGCTGTGGAGGTCATCCGGCGGCACCGTGCGACCGGGTTACCGTGGTATAAATACTGGACGCAGTATCAAGCCAAGCTCGACGCGCGCTCTGGCGTCACGAACTGGACGCGGCATGATTTGCGCAGAACGGCGGCGACGATCCTTGGTCGCGCCAAAACGCCCCCACACATTATTGAAGTTGTCCTTGGGCATACACACGCATTTTCTCAATTAAATTCAATTTACAACACCGCCAGTTACCGCTCCGAGCACCGCGATGCGTTGAACTTTTTGGCGGAGTATTATCGCGCGTTATGACTTGACGTCGCCAAGTTACCTGTGTAGGTAACTCCGATACAACAGTATTGCGAGTAACAATATGAATGATACCCAGCGACGCGAAGGTTTTCGCCGCGAGATTTTTACCTATGCGCATAAGCGCGGCAAACATGGCGTCACCACCGACGAATTGGCCGTGCACTTTGTCACCGTGCCGAACTGTATTTCGGGGCGGATGACGGAGATGAAACAGCTGGGGTGGATTATTTCGGCGAACAAAACGCGGATGACACGGCGAAACCGTCCCGCCGAAGTCTGGCGGACAAATCCAGATTTTAGCTGGCTGCTCAAAGCCTGGGCGCTGAAGTTGAAACACGCCACGGCGAAAGAAGCATGAGGCGGGCGTTAGAAATTGTGCGCTTTTTTACAGAGTGCGTTGTGCTCCTCGCGGGCGCGCTGATTATGATTTTAGGAACCGTGTGGCTGATTTTGGTTGGGCTAACACTGTTGTACAAGGGTTGAGATATGACGTGGCTGTTTCCGTACGCAGGAAAAGAATTAACAAGTAAAGATCGGGACTACATTTCGGGCGTGCGGCGCAGAGGTGATCGGAAATCTTTAAGGACAATGCGCCGGTACATGGCCCCTCCCAAAGAGGAAGAGGTGCTTGACCCGACACACGAACAACTTGGTAAAATTTCTGCGCCAGCGTCGCTGAAAAGAATTCTCTACGAAGTCTGTAAGAAGCATAACCACCACCCCGATGATGTCGTTGGGACAAGTCGGGTGTTTGCGCATTGCACGACGCGCAGAGAGTTTATCTGGCGGGCGCGCACTGAAACAAACGCGTCGTTTTCCCAGATTGCGAAAATCATCAAGCGAGATCACTCGACCGTCATTCACGCCTACCAGCAGGTTTTGTCGGGTAAATATAAGATAGATGGAGAGCGTAATGAGCGATGATTTTACCGAGCGTGAGCTTGATACGCTCTACGCGGCGCTGCGCTATTATCACGCCGACATGAATACGCTGCCGATGTCTATTGTTTCAATGGCTGAAGGGGATCACGGTAACCCCCTCACACCCAGCGAAGTTGATTGGTTGGCCGATAAGGTTGAGGATATTAAAGATAATCCGCGCTAATTATGTCCAGGCCAGACTGCTGAAATGAACTTTCTCACGCTTGGGAGCCCGTCTGAGGATACGCCCCTCGAGGTACCCACGCATATTATGGTCGGACGCGAGAGCCGCGTACTGTAACGCGTCACTGATGTGGGAGGCGTCGTCCTTTTCTGGGGTTGGTTTTCGTTGTCCGGCCTTATTAAACGCATAACGGTAGCCCCCATTCAGAGCGCGCAGTAAATTCGGACAGCGAGATTTATCTATCTGAAACAGAGCCTCGCCCTGGATTGAGCCCAGTAAAAACTTCTCAACCGCTTCGATGCGTCGCCCAATGTCATTGGTGACGGCCTTCATTGCGGCGAAGCCTTCGTTACGCAGCATGTCAAACGATGTAATCTCGAACATTGTTGATTTGGCAACACCAGCTGGGTCTCCAATAACTATGGTGGGGCACCCGAAGTAGCGCTCTTGCATCAGCGTTGGGCGCAGCCTTGTTTTAATCATCAACTCAAGGCCCATATCCTCGGCCATGATTTCTTCAAGGACAAGAAGTTGTCCCTTGGCGTTGACCTGACAGATTACGGCGCAGGGGTCGCGCCCGAAATCCTGACCAACAATCAGCATACGCCCCGGTGTCGGTTCTAAATCATCAACAGCGTGGTAGCTTGCCTTAAAAGTCGATCCAAAAACTGCGGTGCCGCTTGGGTCAGGCCCCATCAAAGCGTGCACGTACCTAGTGCACCAAGCCTCGCTGTTCATACCGATAAAGCGTTCGTAGTACTTACGCCCTTGCGCGCGGCGAATAGCGAGCCCTTCTGGGTCACGAATAGATAATTTTTTTGTTTCTGGGGTCTGGACTAAATGCTCCAGATTTTCTGCATTCTCGTCCATACCGCCGGGTTGAATAAAGACGTCAATGCCGGGAGGCGGGTCAGTCAGGAGCTTCGCCCAATCAGATCCCTCACACGGCATGTTGGTGTCACTTATCCACCCGAACCACGTTGGCACCCCAAGAGCGCCTGACGGATAACGACCAAGACGGCCAGCAAGAGGAGCAATGAGGTCAACAGGTGTTTCAATACCTTCGTTGAGCATGGCACCTGTAAGCTGTAGAGACAAAAGCCGTTTTTGATCTTCTGGATTTTCAAGCGGCAGGAACATGATTTCGCTGCGCACATCTCCAAACCGCCAGTAGATTTTACTCTCACTGACACGGTAATCCGATATTTCTCCTAACCAAGACAAGATGTCGGAAATAATAGTGTCCCGCAGCTGCTTTAGAGTTGTACGAACGACGGCAAAACGAGTGTACCGAAGCCCATCTTCAGCCGGTTCTTGCTCACACGCTCTGCGGAGAAGTTCAAAAATGCACCCAGTGGATTTACTTGAACCGACCGGCCCAGCAATAATTCGACCGAAGCTGTTAGACTGCATGAACCGTGCGACGGTTGGGGCTGCTTCGTAGGAAATTTCACCCATTAAACTACGGCCTCTAGCTTCTCAGCTTCAATAACGACAGCTTCTTTACTGAAGGTCTGGTCAGCGATTTTTATGTTGATAACCACGCCGCTGCCTTCGCTGCCGCCTCTGTTTCCAGCGCCCGTTCCGCCCACGCTGCTATGTTTCAACACGGTACCAACAAGGTTTGCTTTTGCGGTATCAGAGGTGTCGGGGTCGTGAACCATCGTCACAATGGCGGGCATGATGAACAGCGCGAGCTCGTCCATATGGCGTCTAAGTTTATCCGATGCGGTTTCTGGAGAATTGAAACGCATCAACTCTTTTTCGTAATATTTCAGATAAGTAGGATTAGTTTTTAAAACATTTCCTTCTGCTTCGGTTATGTTGCAAACCTTGCAGATGCCGTCGAAATTCATAATTTCTTGAGCCATGTGCATGGCGAAGGATCTGATCTTGTCGTCTTCGAACGAGAAGAAAGCTGGTTCTGTCATCTGTAATCCGCTGATTTAGGGCTTGTTACCCGCGCAGGTAACATATATAAACTGCCAGTATGGCGCAACCTATACTCGGGAACGGCTCGCTTTTACGCGTAGTCAACAACTCAACTCTCGATGCTGCTGACCAAGCAGACGCAGAGGCAATGGCTGCTGCCGAGCAGCAAGCTCCCGACTATTCAGAGTTGGCGGGTTTCATACGTACGCAGTATGAAATCATGCGCAATCATAGAAATAATGCGCAGTCTGGGTGGACACACCGGCTCATGGATAGTCTGAGGACTTTCTCTGGCCAATATTCTCCAGAACAACTTGCAGAAATTCGTAAGTTTGGTGGCTCTGCCATTTACGCCCGCCTCACCGCCGTTAAAGCGCGTGGGGCGTCTTCACTTTTACGAGATGTTTATCTGGGAACGGATCGTTCCTGGGCGCTGGCGGCTAACCCCGACCCAGAGATCCCACCTGAAGTACATCAATCTATTCAGACGTTAATTGGCACCGAGCTTCAAAATGCGCAGATGATGGGCCAACCCATCCCGCCAGAAGCTATTCGAGACCGCATGGCGCAGCTTACTGAAGCCGCGCGTCAAGCTGCAAAGAAACGCGCTACTGAAAAGGCTCACATCGCGGAGGATAAGCTCGATGAAATCCTTATGGAAGGAAACTTCTATAAAGCGCTGGCCGAGTTTATTACAGACCTCCCACTGTTTCCTTACGCGGTAATCAAGGGCCCGGTTGTCCGTATTGTGCCAGAGGTGCAATGGGATAACGGTGGCGCGAATACAACCAACAAACCAAAACTGTTTTGGCAGCGTATTTCGCCATTTGATATTTATTGGACGCCCGGCGTTTCGGAGATCGAGGACGCTAACATCATTGAACGGTCTCGCGTTACGCGCGCGGAACTGAATGACCTGCTTGACCTTCCTGGGTATAATGTCGAGGAAGTGCGCGCCGTTCTGGAAGCCTATGGCAACGGTGGGTTGGTCGATAACTGGGATCAGTCGGACAGTGAGCGTGCGGTTCATGAGAACCGTGAAAACCCGATGATGAACCGTTCAGGTATGATTACCTGTCTCGAGTTCCAGGGTAATGTTCAGGGCTCTATGCTGCT